AGTTAATAATATCTGTCGGTGGTGTAGTCCAGGAACCAGATTCTACTGGAACAACAGGATTTCAACTATCAGGAACAAACATAGTTTTTAGTTCTGCTCCTGCAGCAGGAGAATCATTCTTTGGAGTGCTACTTGCTAGTGCAGATTATCTAAATGCTGGCGGAACATTTCCCGATGGAACTGTTGCAGTTCCCTCTATTACATTTACCGAAGATACAGATACTGGTTTCTTCAGAGTAAGTTCTGGACAGATTGGTATTGTTGCTAATGGAACTAAAGTTGCTCAGTTCCCAACAGCAACAGGTTCATCAGGACAATTGCTTTCCACAAATGGAGCTGGTGTTCTTTCATATGTTGATCCACCTGCTTCAGCAACTGGAGGTGGATCTGACAAGGCAATATATGAGAACGCAACAGCAATAACAGCTAACTATACAATTGGAACTTCATTCGGATCTACCTGCAATGCTGGTAGCTTTGGACCGATTACAATTAACGCAGGTGTGACTCTCACGATACCTAGCGGTTCAGTCTATACGGTGGTTTAAATTATGCCTATTTCAATTAACGGATCAGGAACAATAACAGGAGTCTCGGTAGGAGGATTACCAGACGGAATAGTTGATACTGATACGATCGCTGCGAATGCAGTTACATTAGCAAAAAAACAAGGATTTGGTCAAGTTTTACAATATTTTGTAGCCACACTATCTTCTACCACAACTACAACTTCTGATGCTGATGTTCCTACAGGATTAGATACGGGTGATTTTACTCCTAAGAAAGCAAACAGTAATTTTTATTGTATGGCTATAGGTGGAGCACAAAATTCAGACTCAACCTCTGCAAAAGGAGTTACTTCTATATATTACAGAACTGGCTCTGCTACACCAGGCTTTCAAGGTTATATAAATGCTTATAATTTTGGAGCACCAGATCATAGTCCACATTCTGGAGCTCTTATACATAATCCTTCAACTAGTAATGGTTATACTTCAGGAACAATGAGATTTTATTTATATATGAGAGAAGTAGGTAGTGGACAGACTTATAGGTTCTTGCAAGTAACTGGTGGTCAGTCTTCAAGAATTAATTTTGTAGTATTGGAGTTGGATGCAGATTAATGATTCAAGATATTTCCAGTGCATTGCAATCATTAAAACCAGGTGCTAAATGGACAGTACGTGGAACTGAAATAGAATGGCATGATACTTCAATAACTCGTCCAACTGACTCTGAGATTAGTGATGAGATTGCAAGATTAAATAGTCTTGAACCACTTAGGCTATTAAGAATTGAAAGAAATAAAAGGCTTACTGCTTGTGATTGGGCTGTTTGTGTTGATAATAAATTATCGACAGATAAGCAAAATGAATGGAAAATTTACAGACAAGCTCTAAGAGATTTACCATCAACTGCTACTCCAAAAGTTGATAGTTATGGATTTTTAAAATTATCATCCGTTACTTTTCCAACGGAGCCTAATTAACTATGAGTTCTATTAAATTAACAGCTGATTCTGGAGGTGGTACTTTTGAAATTAAGGCTCCTGCTTCCAGTGGAAATACAAGAGTATTAACTTTACCAGACACAGCAAATCTTACTTTAGGTAAGACAGGTATTGTTCAAGTTGTACAAACTTTTAAAACAGATGCTGTTAGTGAAAGTGTTTCAGCACAAAATGCAACAAGTGTGGTTATGTCCGTAAATATTACACCTACTTCTGCAACTAACAAACTTCTTATTAAAGCAGTCGTGCATATGAGTTCTAGTAGTGCTTCAAATTCTATAGGTTTTAATTTTTCTAAAGATGGTTCAGAGCAGATTTTAAATCCATCTAGTGTTGGAAGTAGAATTAAATGTACAGGTGTAGGTGGTAATGAAAGAAATTATTACATTACTCCACTTGTAGCAGAGTATTTAGTTACAGCTGGAGGTACATCACAACAAACCTGGGGTGTTATGTTGAGATCAGGTTCAGGGGGAACACAAACCATTAAATTTAATAGAAGTTCATTAGATGATAATGGTGTTGGTAATTTACTCCCTGCTTCTTCAATAACTATTTATGAGGTGGCTGTCTAATGGCAAATTTAGATCATGATGCAATCTTTAAAGCATATCCAGATTGTAAGAAAATAGATGATAGTACTGGAGCTTTTAAAGCTGACGGGACACAGATAACACTTGTTCAATCTGATATAGATGCTGCAAGAGTAACTTTGAATGCTGAAGCTGCTGCTGTTAAGTACAAAACAGATAGAACAATAAATGGTTCTACAACATATCCTGCCATAGGAGATCAATTAGATTTACTTTGGCATGCAATAGATAATGATGCAGACTTAAAATCCAAGTTTAGTGCATTTTATAATTGTATTAAGGAAGTAAAGGACGCTAATCCAAAACCATGAGTACATTAAAAGTCGGAGGAATAAGAGGAGTATCAGCATCATCGGATGCAATAACAGTAGCTAATGATGGTTCTTGTACTGCCAATGTTACTAATAACTTAAGTAACAGAAATATAATAATTAACGGAGCTATGCAAGTGGCTCAAAGAAGTGGATCATCTACCGTTGCTGTGTCTGATGGTAGTAACGAAGGTTATCAAACTCTTGACAGATTTAAGTTTAGTTTTGGTAATTCTGCTGCTGGTGCAGCAAATATAAGTCAAAGTACAGACGCACCAACTACTTTAGGGTTTACAAAATCACATAAAACTGATGTTACAACTGTAAATACAACCGCATCTGGACAACAGATGATTCAAATAATTTACAGAATAGAAGGACAAGATTTAAGAAGTTCTGGTTGGAATCATCTATCAGATTCAAGTTTTCTAACATTATCTTTTTATTTTAAAACCAATAAAACTGGTAATAGTAAATTACCCATATCGTTTAGAACTAGACATGGTACAAATTACTACTATGTTAAAAATGTCACAGTAACTGATCCTACAAACTGGAATAGATATACATGTAAAATCCCAGGAAATTCTAATTTACAAATAGATGATGCGGTGACAGCTGGCATGGATATACAATTCTCATATTATACAGGACCAGATAAAGATACAAGTAGTGAAGGCACTTGGAGTTCAACAAACGCTTATAGTACAAGTGAGTCAACAAATTATTTTGATAGCACATCTAATGATATGTTTATTACTGGTGTTCAGTTAGAAGTAGGCGAGCATGCAACAGATTTTGAGCATCGAACATACGCACAAGAGCTTGAGCTTTGTAAAAGATATTTTTTCATCATAGGAAAAGATTCAAAAAGAAACAATAATAGAATGTCATTTCCATTTATTAATGAAGCTCCTAGTAATCTTGGTGG